ATACAACACACACCAAACCATCTAACATATACACACACACCAACCACCCGTTGAATGCATCACCGGTACTGCAGGGCCAGCCGTAACAGGCTGAAACCTGCATTGCCTAGGTCTAATCAAACGGTAACGGTCCACCATGGCGACGAATTCGACGAGGAAGTCAGTTTACCTGGCCACTTGTGCGTTATTCCTGTTCGTGACTACACACCCAAAGTGCCCCAAACTTTCGATGAATTCATCTGCCCCGTTCAGGCAGATGAAATGGTCGGCCCCTTCAATCAGTTGGGTGCCGTCATCGAAGGCGCGATACCGGTTGTGACAACAAAGTCATTCGATTCCTACATGGCGGCTTTCGACAAGCGGTCAAATTCGCAGCCCGATGCGGATGATGATTGCTCACCCGAGTTCATGAAGATGGCCCTCAATTTATGGGCGTCTTTACCTGTTACATTTGAGCCTTTCGACATAGACGAGACCACTTTTGAACGCTGGATAGCCAAGCTCGACCCGCCAAAACAGGCACGCATGCGCGCTGCTTTGGATGAGTTGTTCGATTGCGAGGATGATCCGGTTTACTTAGGTGAGAAAACTTTGTCGGTGAAAATAGAAGCGTTGTTGAAACGTTATGATCCAAGTTGGGCGCCACGGCTTATCTATGCCGGGAATGACCACTTTAACGTCTTGACCGGACCAGTCGCAATGATCCTTTGCGAAAGACTGGTTGAACTATTTTCGTCCACTCGTCTAGGAGGGCTTGAGTTGAAACTTGCTTATAAGTGCAAGGACACCGAGCTCACGCAGCACCTACTCTTTGATAAACACGGTGATCACCGTGAAGAGTCCCATGGTGCTGAGGGTGATTTTTCTGCAAATGATCTACGTCAACGTAAGGGTGCTACCCTGGTCTTTGACAAGTTTTGCGGAATTGTTGGCGCGCCTTCTTGGTTTCGGAAGCTTATGCTTGATATGCGTAAGTTCAAAACAAAGAATTTGGAATATGGACACCAGGCTGAGTTGGAAAACCAACTTCCTACTGGGACAACGGTAACGACCCCTAAGAACAGCGTATGGAACAGCACCATTGAGGCAGTTTATGCAATGGTCACTGGCAATGAAGGAGTTGGCGTCATATTGGGTGACGACTTCTTTGCCATGATGAGGCGACTCATCGATTGTGAACATTGGGCCCAATGGGTGAGTGAGCACCCAAAGATGAAGCTCACTGGTAGCACACCGTCAATATCAGGCGAAGCTACCTTCCTATCGCGTAGGTTGTGTGTCGAGACAGAATCGCATTGCATGATGCCCAAACTAGGTAAGGCTTTGGCCCGGTTTAATGTTAGGGTTTCTAGGCGCCAGGACGTGTCTGATTCGGCCTATATGGCCGGGAAAGCACTATCCTATGCCTATGAATTCCGACATTTTGCAATGTTTCGCGATTTATTCTTGACCCGCTACAGGATGGAGGAAGACAGAGATGACGTTTCGATCGAAGAAGTCACGTGGTTCACCCGCACTTCGGGCGTGGACCTTGCTCAGTTGGAGCAGGCAATCATTAACGAGGAGGTCATGGTGTCAGAGGATGACACACGTGAATTCCTCATGGATGCTTACGGTGACACATTCGGGCTGGTGGACGCAGTTGCCATTACTGCGGCCATCGTGCTGTGTCGAGAGCCAGTCATTGTTGACGCTCCTACAGAATTGAGTGTGGACTGGATGTAGGGATTAGACAAAGCAATGCAGGATAACAAAACCCGAGGTTCCTCTTACTCGGCCTGGTTAAGTCAGGTTCAATTAT